ATTTAAATTTATACTTATTTAAATTTATACTTATTTAAATTTATACTTATTTAAATTTATACTTATTTAAATTTATACTTATTTAAATTTATACTTATTTAAATTTATACTTATAAATGTAAGAAGAGCAAAAACGATAAATGTCAGCGTTTGATGCAAATGCAATTGTCCAAATTAATAATAAAATTGAAAATGGAACAAATAATGGTGACATTACTACTAACTACTATAGTAGTGAAAACGAAATGGCCGCGCTGATTGATACCATGGTTTCATATGAAAGTGATGGTGATGGTGCTGCGACTGCTGATGCAGCGGCTGATGGTTTTATGGAACTAAAACCTCTATTTAAATCCGAGGAGGTTGCTGCAACGACGGAACGTATTATTATTCAACAAAAGTATCCTTCGCCCAAAGAAGAATGTAGTATTTGTTTAAGTTCTCTCTTCCATAAACAAGTTGCTTATTTGCCATGTAAACATTATTTTCATTCCGCTTGTTTAACGAATGCATTTACGAATAAACTCTATACTTGCCCATTATGTCGCACGGATTTAACGAGTGTATTGAAGAAAATTGGATTTGAATTTCCACCGGCAGAACCAGCGCCGCTGTCTGATTTGGATTTAGACATTATTTATCGTTTACTAGAATCCTCTGTTTATTATCCGTATACATTTGCAAACACGGATACAAATTATAGATATTTTCCGTTATTACATTTATATCAGATTGAATTTAATGCAACTGATATTGACCAAATGTTCTCTATTATTGAGCGTGATTATGGTGTGGTTGGTATTGATGGTATTGATGGTATTGATGGTGCATACTAATTTTTGGTAATAAATGGTATTACTTTGAAAAAAGACAACCCAACCACGATTCCAATTGCACTACCGATGCCTAACTGTTTTATGGAATGACGTTGGGTTGCATAGCGTTGCCAAAGAGTAAGTCCGCTTTGAATGGCGGCAAAGGTGGTTAGAACGGGGTTGTGAAAATAAAGTGTTATAAACGTTAATTCAGACATCACGGCCTGGGCATGTCCTGAGGGCATTCCGAAATTTTTATGAATACTAAAATAATTATCTATGCTTGGTGTCAGATTTTTAAAATTGTCGTTTTTATCGCTGTCGGGTCGCGGATGTTTTAGCGTATTTTTTATTACAATGTTAATAAAATGACTTGTGATTTGCCAGACAATAACATAACTATACACATAGAGGTTGCTTGCATGAATGGTTGTTGTAAACATAATTAGTATTAATAGTAGTAAAGTCGTTGGACCTTGATAACCAATATGAGAGAGATAATAATTCATTGTATGTATACAATTGTTCTTTATTTATTTATATTCTATTTGTCATTGTGTTTTATTGTATACTCTTCTCTCGCTTTATATATAGATCATGCCTACAGGAAAAGATATATTAACAGGGCGAAAACCAAGTTTGCGTCGTATGGTTAGAATAGGCAAAGGCAAAGGCAAAGGCACACGTAAGGTGGTTCGTGGAAAGGGGGTCACTAACAAAAAAGATGGGTTGGCGGCCAGCATTGCACCGACCTTTTTAACTATGCTAAATACGGTGAAATTATATCACTGGAAAACAACCAGTTATTCAACGCATAAAGCGACGGATGACTTGTATGCAAAAATGGGCGACTTAACCGATCATTTTATGGAGGTCATGCTCGGTAAAGAAGAGATGGGCGGACGCAATAAATTATTAAATGAACCTGCGTATAACTTAAATCTCTCTTTATACAGTTCTAATACCGAGTTTAAAAAACAAATAGAACACTATAAAACCTTTTTAATTCATTTATCAAAGGATGCTAAATTTAATTCGGTCATGAATGTAGATTTAATGGCAATTCGTGATGAATTATTGGCCGAGTTGAATAAATTCTTGTATTTACTTTCACTGAATTAAACCATAACCATAACTTAGTTCATACATTTACACATTTACACATTTACACATTTACACATTTACACATTTACACATTTACACATTTATAAATAATAATGGGTTAAACATTCCATCATTATTTATACTTTTTTTTAAGTTTTGGTCGGTGGGGTGGGGGTATTTACAATTACTTACTTGCACATATTAAATAACAGGCGATTGTAAATGTAGTTAATGCCCAGCATAGAAATAACAATCACCGAATTAATGATAATGTAGCGGTTGCGTTTTATGTCGCCGAACAGGAACACTAAACTAACAATAGAAACAATCATAATCAAGAAATAAAATACGGAAATTGCGTAAAAAAGGTCGCAGTATTTTTTGTCCATGGGCGAAAAGAGATTATTAAAATCCTGAATGAGAGACATTTTATAATATATATAAATAATATTTTATTTATATTATTGTTGTGTTTTGTGCCTAAATTTAAAGTTGTTTATTTCTCTCTCTTTCTTCGGCTTCATTTTTAGGTTTGTGTATTACTTTGACATAAAGGATATAAAATAACCCCATTAAAAATAATGTATTCGGAATGTAGATCCCATATGCGCCATTTGCCACCCCATAGATAAATGAAAGCACTTGAGCACTTATATTTAAACCGACCCAAGTCCAAGGTAAACTAGTCGTATTATGTGTATCATATATTTTTTGGATAAGGGTACTAAATGAGACTAAGCCTAAGATACCTGCAATTCCGACCAAAGCCTCAAATCGCATCGTAGGTTTATAATGTATCATGAGAGATTTATTTATTTTTATTTTTTTAGTGTCGGTGTGTAAGTTTAAAAAATTGAAATGCTTTGTCGGAGGTTTAAGGGGTATAACCAAACACCAAACACCATTGGAAAAGAATGACTACGGTCCAACTAGATATGCTTACGCAGGAAGTGCTGCCGGTCTTAACGGGTTATTTTAGACTGGTTAATGCAGTTCGGTCAGAGGAGGCGGAGGCGCAAAAAATACGCTTGCTTCACGGTCTCTTTGAATATATGTTGTCCTTTGAAGTAAAAACTGGCATATTTATACGATCCAAATTCAAGGGATTTACGGCTTTGCTTATAAAGAAAATACAGGACTACCGAACTTACGATTTGATACAAGAAAATGAAAATTTGATGAAAGCAATGGACGAATTGGAACTTTATCTGCATGACTTGGCGGTGGCGCAAGGTGGGCGAGGGGTGCGTCGTTTACGCCAAACAGGTCTATCGACGACGATGGGCATTCTAACAAAGCGCTCAAAACGGGTTAAACTGGAAAGCATTAAGTATTTGAATCGTTCTTATTTGAACTATCGTAAAGGCGTTTCATCCTAGTTTAATGCAAGAGCAAGAGCAAGAGCAAACGGAGGGTGCTAGTGCTGCTTCTGCTGCTTCGCTTGCTGCTTCGCTTGCTGCTTCTGCTGCTTCGCTTGCTGCTTCGCTTGCTGGTGGTGCTGCTTCGCTTGCTGCTTCGCTTGCTGCTTCGCTTGCTGGTGCGTCGTCGTCCTCGTCATCCGAATTCAAATACCTCCAACAATCACATTGCGCACATCCGTCCCATTGCCGCTTACAATTCCCACAGGTGACAAGGTCGGTGGCGTCCCAGATGGTTGGTTGTTGGTCGGCAGTATTATTTTCATTTTCGTCGTGGGGTGCTTCTTCGGGATTAAACATGGTTGGTTGGTTTGTGGGGTGTTGTTTCGGTGTGGGTGTCCAAAAAAGTAATTCAATTTTTTTATTTAATTATTTAATTATTTACTTCATCGTTGCAAGGTAGCGCCCCACTAGAAAACCAAATGCATTACAACCAATATCGCTCCATTTTCCATACCACCAGTTTCCATCTTCACGGTCCGTTGCCATATTATTGCACGCCCCACCATACCCGCCTAACCAGCCTGGACGATGTTTGCCATACACATGTTCAAAGAGTTCCCATACTATTCCGATTGTCATTGTTTGGACGAATGTAGCGGGAAATACATAACCCATTAACATAAAAAACGTGATATGAGACAAAGACCACCCATCCAAACCAGGGATGCCTAATTTTTTTTCCAAAGGGTCTTTAAAGTTTTTGTGTGAACACCGATAATGTCCATAGGTAAATATGAAAAAGAGCGGAGCGATGCAGAGTAAGTAATAATATTTGTTCATTTCAATCGCGTTATTTTTTCCAATAACATTTGTAATTATATTTAGTATACCGTTGCTTTTCATTTATATATTATTTTATAGATTATTTTATACATAAAATTGAATTATACATAAAAATGAATTATAGATAAAAATGAATTATAGATAAAATTGAATTATAGATAATAGTTTAAACCTTTTTTACATTATAGTATTACTGCTAACACTATGGAATGCCTTACAAAACAGGAATTGTTTGAAAAATGCAAGGCATTGGGTTTAACGCACTATAAATCAAAGAATAAATCACAATTAATTGCAGTGATTGCAGGTGCTAGTGCTGCTAGTGCTAGTGCTGCTAGTGCTCCCGCCAAGACTAATAGTATTGATACTACGATGGGTGAACAATGTAAATTTATTGACCTCTTTTGCGGTATCGGGGGATTTCATCAAGCACTTATGCGTTTGGGTGAAGAAGAAGGAACAGAAGAAAAAGAAGGGAAGAACATGAAGATGAAGTGTGTTTTTGCCAGCGATATTGATGCTGCGTGTCGTACCGTCTATGAAACCAATTACGGTGTTTTGCCGGCAGGTGATATTACAAAAGTATCCATCAATGATAGCATTCCGGATTTTGATATTTTGTGCGGCGGATTCCCCTGCCAGAGTTTCAGTAATTCAGGCAAGAAAAAGGGGTTTGATGACCCACGCGGGAATTTGTTTGAGAATATTTTACAGATTGCAACTTTGCGCCGCCCCTCGTTTATGTTTCTAGAAAATGTCAAGCATATCCAAAAAATTAATAACGGCGAAGTGTATCGGCATATTTTGAAACGTATTACCGAGACGGGGTATGTGGTTTCGGATTATACGCTTAGTCCACATCAGTTGGGTGTTCCTCAACAGCGCGAACGTGTTAT